CCTTTCGGATCGTCTGTTTTCAAGACAGGTGCAATAAACCGGACTCTGCCACACTTCCATTAACCATATAACAACGCACTATCCCTCACTCACTTACGATTGACGTAACCAGCGGAAGTTAGTAACCTGCTCATGCGTTACTAATAATGCGTTTTTATATGGCACCCGAAATAAGAATCGAACTTATACTAAGAACTTCAAAGGCTCCTGTGCTACCACTACACCATTCGGGAATAAACTACAACAAATTTTTAAAGAACAAGTGTGTATTGTATCAGAAACAAAGATTCTGGCAACCACTGTGTTGTATTGAAACAACAAACAAAAAACCCTAGATTTTTTAGGTCTAGGGTCTTGTGTTTGGAGTCTTTTTTAGAACTTTTTTATCCGTCCCATCCCTCATCTACACAAAACCCGGTTGTAATCGCCCATGAGCTATCGGCGCAATTAACTGTGCGATACTCTGGTTGCAATGTAAAGGGCTTATGGGATATGAGAGACACTTTTTTCTTTCTAAAAAATTAAATATGTTTGTATTATATAGTAAACTTTGAGCCTTGGCAAGCGGTTTTTTAAAAATATTTTTTTTATATTTTTTTCCATGCTATGGGGGTATGTTTTATTGGGTCTGTTGGATTTTTGAAATCACTAAAGATTTCCCATAAATTTTCAGATATGGCAAATTTTGTTAGTAGTCCGGTTTCACGGCCATAGGCATCTATTTCCCATGGTTGAACCCAATAGTCCACTTTGTCTGAGTTGATTTTTTTACCACGCCACTTGGTTAGTTGGTCGTTGGTTTCGTTTTGTATGTACTGTTTGACATGAACCATTTCATGGGCCAGTGTTTCTAGTATTCTTCTGGACCCAATGCCTGGATGAATCTCTATCAAAAACTGTCTTGGTTTGTTTCTTGTATTGTATTCTTCAACACTTGCAAACCCATATTCTTGTATGGATTCATCAAATTTTATTTCAGTAAAACAGTTGTTTCGTATTCTGGTGTTAGGCACAAGTTCTTTGGCGTAGAATTGGGCAGCTCTTTCTACAAAAGGCTTGAAGTCTTTGTCTGGACAATTCACTACCTTAACACGCATGGGAACTCCTTTGGACAATAATGTCCCAGGCTTATTTAGAGATTTACATCTTTTCCACTTTCACTCCTGCTTTTTCCAAGAAATGTAAGCCATCTTGGATACGATAACTATTGCGATAATAAACGCTATTGATACCAGATTGGTAAACAAGCTTGGCACAGTCCAAACAAGGTGCATGAGTAACAAAGAGATGAGCCCCAAGGCCAGATTCATTCGATCTTGCCAGCTTAGCGATTGCATTTGTTTCAGCATGAAGTACCTCAGGTTTAGTTTTTAAACGATAACGAAGCCACGGAAGGTCTTCAGTTTTTGGTAACTGTTGTTCACTCCATGGCCACTGTTCTTTAATTTCTTCAGGTGACAACCAACCACCTGCGGTTTGGTCCATATATTCTTTATCTTCACAATTGTTATCCCAACCAGAAGGCATACCATTGTAACCAATAGATATGATTCTATCGTCCTTCACTACAATTGCACCAACATGAAGGCGTCTGGCGGAAGACAATTCTGCAAAAGTCTCCGCCACCTTCATATACGCATCACGAAATTTTTGTTTCACAGAACCTCATACTCATCTTTACCTACACCACATTCTGGGCATAGAAAGTCTGCCGGCAAAGTGTGCCATTCACCTTCGGTTTCTTCATCGTGGACATGGCCACAAACTACACATACATGATCTGGTTTCATTGTAGACCTCCTAAAACTTGTTTATATGCATTTGCATGGCGTTCTTCAACTTTCTTCAAAGCATTAAAACGCTTTTCTGCTTTTGCTAACACTTGTTTAAATTGTTCTGCGTGTTCTTGGCTTTCTGCAATTTGTAGACGAGCCTCAAGCATAGCATCTTCATTACCTTCAAGTTCTGCTTCTTCTTCAAACTTTGGATACATTTCTGTATACTCATAAGTCTCACCATCAATTGCTTTCTGTAGACATTCTTTTGTAGAAGGCTTACCAATCAACAACTCAAGATGACCCCATGCATGTTTGATTTCTTGGTCAGCGGTATGTTCAAAGTGTTTTGCAACATCCTCAAACCCCTCTTCCCGAGCAATCTTAGCAAAATATCTATACTTAATATGAGCCATTGACTCACCGGCCAATGCACTCTCAAGATTTTTTAATGTTACTGACATATTTTTCCTTTTTATTTGGTGCCCGCAGATGGGATCGAACCACCACTCAAGAAATTATGAGTTTCCTGCTTTACCATTAAGCTATACGGGCGTTATTTGACATATTCCAAAGAATCTTTACGCATCCACTTTAACATGCGGCCTCTAGGAATTGGTATCTGTTCCGCCACAGGCAGAAACAATACACCATCAATCTCTTTGGGATCCCAATCAGATTGAGTAAAATAGATTTCACTTGGGTTCAAGCGGTTGCGTAATTTTCGAATGGAAGTTTTAACAGTTTTCATAATGACACCATTATACAACAAAAAAAAGGGTCTGTCAAGACCCTTTATGGTTATCTACCTTTTAAGGTACGGTCTGACCTGTGTTTCTTGATAGCCTCTATGGCTTCCAATATACTTGAAAATAGTTTTTTAAACATTAGTCTTCCTTTGTCTGAATGGAAATTTTCTTGATGGCGTCTTGTGCCTTCACCATATTTTCCAACCACACCTTAAGCATACCATTAACCAATTCAGCATTCTTAATTTCAATCGTATCCTTCAGTGTGAAGGTGCGTTCAAATGCACGGTTGGCAATACCTTTGTATAGATAATCCTGGTTGTCATCCTCTTTAGAGGCACCTTTGATGGCCAACTTATTACCTTCCATGGTAATTTCAATATCAGACTTTGCAAATCCAGCAACAGCCATTTCGATGACGAACTTGTTGTCTTTGATTTGTTTGATATTATATGGGGGATAAGTTGGTACAGATTTCGCAATATCTTTGGTTGCAGATTGCAACATATCGGTAATCTGGTCTAGACCAATCATGTTTGGGTACAGTTGGTCGAATTTTGGAAACAGTAATCCTGTCATAGTTTTCTCCTTAAAAAGCAAGATTAAAAAATTGCCGCCTCAAAGAGCACGGCACCATTATTATAGTATTATTTATACAGGTTGTCAAGCCGGTTGTGGTTTTTTACCAATATTGTACTTTGGAGTTAATTGCCACTCATTCTTCTCTTTATGAGAAAGAATCTTTACCTGTGAAAGAAAGATAGGTGCAGGTACCTCGGTCTGTTTCTTGTTGACAATTTTTACTAGACCCCAATCTTCCAATAGGTTTGCAATAGCATTCCTACGTGATAGGTCATTTTCGGTAATGTCGGTTGGTTTACCATCTAGGGCAAACAACTCTTTGAAATGTACCACATAGTATTGACCACGTTTGTGGAGTATGTGGCAAGATTGATATAGTGTCTTGTCCTTCTTGGACGCAACACCGATCCGTGTCAATGTCTCACGGACTTTTAAAAAATCATCTTTTTCATCCAATGTCACTTCAACTAGGTCTTTAACGTCTATCATTATTCTTCACTCCGCCTGTATCTATTTTTGTTTTTATATCAGCGATTTGTTCATCAGTAAGAATACGAAGGGCTTCTTTAGCCTTGGCGTTTGAATAACCAAAATAGATTTTCACACACTCAATATCCCTATCAGAATCGGCTTTTTGCCACGGAACAAACTTCCGTTTCATGGGCCTGATACTATTTAGAAGATACTGGTATTGCATGTCCTTGTCCAGACCAGGCCACATGTTGATTTCATTGACATGTAGTACACAGTCTAGGTGGTTGGAAAGAGACCGGTTGATTAGAAAAGGTGCATAATCCTTGAAATCTAAGTCACCTTCTGGTGTCTTTTTTCTTAGGATGAAATCAGCATAGTCGAACGGACTCATTTGAATTCACATTCAACCATAAGTTCCGTCAAACAAGCAATCAAATTGATTTCATGGTCTGCAACAAAGGCTGATTGATATTGATACTTGGCCAAGATTAGAACCATTTGTGGCACAGAATTTGGTTTCAACTTCTCATACAAACCATCATAGATGTTTCTAAAGATTCTGGCAACGTCATTGTCAAGGTTGTTTGTCACCCATTTACGACAAGAAGCAAAGTCCTTGTTCATAAGTGAAGATACTAACTCACTCAGTTGCACATCGGAAACTGATGCAAGAATACCTTTATCGATTGTGCCACTAACACTGTAACGCTGCAATTCATTAAGAACACGGCGATTGTCAGGAAAGTGTTTGGTGATTACCGCAGCGACCACGGCTTTGTCGTAGGTAATACCTTCTTGTTCCAGAATCCACTCAGCACGTTTAAAGAAAGCCGCAGCCATCTTTTGTTTACTGCCATTGATTTTAAAGTCAACAACAGTACAACGAGAATGGATTGGATCAATGATCCTGTTCTTAAAGTTACATGTGAAGATGAAAGAACAGTTGGATGCAAACTCCTCAATCGCACCACGCATGGCAGGTTGAGTTGAATTTGGATTTAGATAGTCTGCTTCGTCAATGATAACAACCTTGCGTCCACCAGACAAGGACATTGACGATGCATAGTTTTTGATTTTGTTCCGTAGAACATCAATACCCGATTCATCTGAACCGTTAATCATAATGTAATCACAACCGACTTCTTCACAGAGAGCCTTTGCAATTGTAGTTTTACCAACACCAGCAGAACCGGCCAACAAGAGATTGGGAATCTCTTTGCGATTTACATACTCCTGAAATGTTGCTTTGATACCATCAGGAAGAATACATTCTTCGATGGTCTTAGGACGATACTTCTCGACCCATAAAATGTGTGACATTCAAATACTCCATAATATAAAATAAAATTATAACATGGCCTGAAGGCCATGTCAAGTTCAATTAGAAACGTTCGGCTGAAAATAACCTACGTTTCACTGATGAAACACCATCTACAAGATTGTTCCATTCAGCGCAAGATTCTGGAATTGCAACATTACCTCTGAGACCTGTTCCGTTCAATGTAACTCCTCTATTCCAACAATATTCATTGAATAACACCACAAATCGTGAAGCAAAGAATTCACGGATTTTGATGCCGCCAGAATCTTCAACAATATCTTGTTGAGTGGTTAACGGTCCGTTTCCATTAAATAACCTACGTTCGGTAAAAACATATTTAATAAAATCATCAAATGAAATTTTCTTATTAACTTTTTGGATTTTACGCATACGTTCACCAAAAACTTTTTGAAACATTACTAGGCCAACAAAAAGGAAACCTTTAATATCTTTTTCTGTTAAATGATTCACTAATGATTGTAAAGCAATCTTAACATAATCTTTATTTGTAGTATCATCAAAACCTAAAGATTCAGATAAATTACCATAAGATTCAAATGTGTGTGTCGCAATGTAATCTCCTTCATTTGTATTAGCAATTGAAACACCAAATGGTTTTACAAAATTATACAAATCAACATATTCTTTTTCACCAGATACATAACCACCTTTAAATTTGTGTTCTTGAACCATGTTCCAACGTTTGGTATTATCTGTGGTAAAATTTAATGCTTCAACTTGTTCACAAGTATTAATATCGGAATTTTTATGAATATGTAAACTAACAACAGCATAAGCATCACCGCCTTGTGTTAGATAAAGTTTTGCAGCTCTATGATTTCCTTGAGTTAAAACTAATTTACCATTGGGTCTTAAAAAAGCAACAAGCGTATTTGCATAAGAATATGAGAATCCATTACATGCATCTAAATGTTTCATAGCTTTCATCAAATTCAATTCACGAATTCTATTGTACTTATCATCAGCAAAAAGAAATTTTACCTTAATTAAAACAACGTAAGATTGTCCTGGTTTAAAAGCTTTTGCTGTTAACAGGTCTTCATATTTCGGTAATGAGGGGCAAGAATCTAATGGTGTGCTTAATGTTGAACGATAATAGTTCAGTTTTTTAGGTGTCAAATTAGGGTGAGAATTCACCACTTTTACGATATTGTGTAACATTTTATCTCCTTAGTTACGTTTTTAAAAATGAAGCGGTATAGAGCTTCACATTCGGAAGGGACTAAACTTCCAAATTCATTATTCATCGTGCCATTTAAAGCCAAGCAAATGTTTGGCAAAAAATCTTACGACTGCATTTGGCTTAGTGGGTATATACACAAACATAGAATTTGTGATTTCCCACTTACCAACATTTTTTTTCGCATCAGGTCTTAAAACAAAGGAACTCATTACTGGTGATGCTGTGATTGAACCAATTCCGACACCACCATTAGAAATAAGAAGTGGTGTATAGTAAACAGTACTATTGGCCGATTGTTTCTTTTGCCACTCAGCAATCCATTGTTCGCATGGAGTAAAATCCAAATCCAATGTCGTTTGTTCCGCCAATGGATAAAAAAATTGAATCTCCAACTGTTGCATTACTTAACCTCAACCATACTTTCGTACAGTGCTTCAAACTCTTTAGATTCTGCAACCTCAGTTTGGAATGAATTCTTGTGTTGTGTTTTTGCCATGCGTTTAAGAATCTTTTTAGGAATCTTCAACTCATCATATGCAAGGTCAATAATGTCTTTGATTGCAGCATTGTTGGAATCATTCTTATGCATATGGTGAACCGCTTCATCCACATACCCTTTGAGTTTCTTCAAAGCTTCATCATCAAAGGATCCAAATAATGTATTTACTTTAGTCATTTTGCAACCATCATTCCAACAACATCATAATCAGATTCATTAACAACAACATTACCATTGGTCAAGTTGATTGCTGTTTTACCTTGTTGTTCACCATCAGTAATAGTGAAAACGGCCACAATGTATGTGGGGTTAATGGCAATCTTGTTGCCGCTTGCTGATTCTGTAATCCAAATCATATTATTCTCCAAATGTTAGGTCTGATTCTTTAGCTTCAATAGCAATCCAGTATTGCATATCTTCTTTTGTATTTCTAAAATAGGATAGTCCTTTTGAAGAAATTTGTACCTCATAGGTACCGGCAATCATCTTAAAGTTTTCAGTTAAGAATAATGCCTTAAACTTTTTGCCATTACCATCTGCAATTTCTGTAGAGTCGGTATGTGCAGAGTTATCTTTTGAATCACAGGTTGTGATGTAAATCTTTGCACCATCAGATGTGATGGCAATATTTGGTGATTGTAGAATGCTTGCTGTTTTAAGTACAGAAGCCAATTCATCTTCTTTCAGTGTGAAAGATACATCCACAGTAGGAAGATTTAACTCTTTATCTGGTGGTGTTACAATCATACTCTTTGCAGTCTTGCGATAGTTGAGCTTCTTACGGCCAACTTTAAAGATAACATGTTCGTTATCAAAATCAATTTCACCGTCTTTGTACAAGGATTGAACCGACAAAAATTGGTTCAAATCATAGATACAAAAATCTTGTGGAAAGTCATCTTTAATTCCAGCTTTTGCCAAGACAGTCTTGGTTGCAGAAATGGTTGTCAGTTTCTTACCAGTCTTAAACTCAATGCCAGGATTAATGTTGGCAAAATTTTTAAGAACCGTCAAGGTCTCATTGGATAATTTCATTACGATACTCCTTCAGTCAATTCACTTATTGTATTCGATCCGTAAGAACGAGTCAAGCACTTCATTAAAATATTTTTCAAGTCTTCCACAGTACCATCATTTTCAATGGTGTGGTCAATATGCCCACCTATCCATCTCCATTCAGATTCATGTGGACCATTTTCATACATAAAACTTTCGGCTTTATGTGAACCTCTATTTGC